ATAATATTGAATTAATTTTACAATTAAAAGAAGCAGCTGAGGGACTTGGATTTGAATATAATGAATATGACTCAATGGACGGTTTTATATTTGTTACATTTTCAATAAAAGAGGAATAATAATATTAAATATAGATTCGTATATTCAAGTATAAGAAAAGATATTTATTTATTTAAAATTATAAGTTATGTTAGAATTAAAATTAAAGTTAGAAGGAATTTTTGGAGATAATGTTGATGTAAAAATTGAAAACATGTCTGGAAGTAATCCTGTTGGACAAACATTAATAATTAATAATTTACTTTTTATATGTGAAGAAGATGGATGGTTAGAAGTTTGGGATGATGGAGTTCAAGAATTATTTTATTTTCAAACTGAAGATGAGTTAGTTAATTTTATTAAAACTAAGATATAGGAATAATATTATTGAGATATAATTCGTATATTTAAGTATAAGAAAGTTAATTAATTATTTAAAATTATAAGTTATGAAAAAGTTAAATGGAATTAAAGTAAAAGAAATATTAGTAAGATTTATTAATGATGAAGAATTAGATTTTGGATTAGATAATAATTTAAAAAATGATATATTAAATGAAATTAATAGTATAAGTGATGGAGTAATATTATTTGAGTTTTTATGTAATGTATGTGTGGAATTGGCTGTAAAAATGGAATTTGATTATGGAGGGGATGTTGAAATAATTGAAAGTGTATTATATGAATTAGGATTAGAGGAAGATGAAGTATTAGAGTTAGTAGATGGATATGTTAATAATTAATATTTAAGGATTAGGGTATAAAATGGTAAGGTAGGGGGTAGGGATACCCTCTCCCTCCTTACTATATACCGCCGGCATAGGGTAGGACGGGTACCATATATATACCGCCGGACGGGGGGCGTAATATCCCATGATCGCGGGTGTCGGTCGATACTGGGGCGCGGGACGGGAAAAGTTTAGCTACCTTCATGACTCGCAAACGATTTTACCCCCATCGACATGTATATACTAATATATTTTTATGTATCCCCATCAATATAATATATCTTTATATACCAAATAACCAATATAACCCGTTTCCCACTAAATTAAATATACAAAATGTTACCTACGTATCCTAATATTTTTAAAACATAATTAATAATATATTCCAGTTTTATTTAAATGCGGAATTCATGCGGTAATACTGCGTGATACTGCGGGAAGTGAGGCGCTTAAACAACATTAATATAATAGTGCAATGTACTCCATGATTTTATACATGTAATTAAATATTTGCGCTGGAATTAATTGATTATATATTGTTAGGAAAAACTATTTAATAGAGAAATATATATTGAAAATATATACTTATATGTAAAGTAATATAAAAAAATTTCAATTTAGCCTGGATGAGTAAAATATATATGGATTGAGATGTGGGGTAATAGGGTAATGAAATATTATTAATCAATAATTTCATATCCGATCCAACCTTCAAACCCAAATTTGGTACAAATTAATTTTAATATATCTTCCTGTTTTAATTCTTTATTTATGTGAATAATTTCCTGTTCTAAACAATCTTCACTTAAACATACTTTAATTTTCATCATATTATTTATTTTTATATCTTTCTAACCCATTTTAATATACGGATCATATTTTCAAATTCCAACCACTTCTATAAAATATCGATTTATTAACCTCTTATCTTTTAATATTTTCTATCCAGTACCAAAAATATATACTTATATTCCCACCTCATTCTCCCACCTCATCATCCTACCTCTCTCATTCTTCATTCTATCTTATACCTATTTTCTTCCCACGTTTCAAATATACGAACCCTACAATATGGACTCCAAGTATTTTTTAACATTCATCTAAATTAATTAAGATGTATATTTATTGATATATAAAAATACTAATAAATAATGGCAGTAACTACTTTATCTTCAAAACAATTAAATCAAGGAATATTAAATTCATTTATACTTCCAGCTACCCCAATAAGTTTATCATTCATAAACCCCTCAGGCTCATCATATTTTTGTTTGGAAACATATACTACATCCTCGGTATATGATTTTAATTCATTAAAGGGGTGTGAAGGTAATTGGGTAGTATCTGAATCAATGGGTTTTGTAACTTCATCTTACATTGCTGGTGCTGTCATTCAAAACAACTCATCTTCCATTACATTTACTCCGAGTAATGCTATTCCCATAGGAGGCGTCAAATTTAGAGGTACAGGTGAATATACGCTAATTATTACCACCTGATATATTTGAATTTTTCCTTGCCTTATTAATGGGTATTCTATATATTTATATAAAAATGAGATAATTATGGAAAATGAATATGTAAAGGGTAGAAAGTTAACAACTAAAGATGGTACAATCATGTATATGTTTGATAACAAATTACATAATTGGGATGGACCCGCTTTAATCCCTGAGGGAAATAATCGCAAACGTGAATATTACATTAATGGAATTAAACATTCAGAAGCTGAATGGAAAGATAGAATTAAAGGTGGTAATGGTTTACCATTCTATAAACAATCAGGTGGAACACGATTTTAATTAAATAAATTATGGAACGTTTAACTCTAGAAGAAGCCGCTAAATATATCTCAGCTACTGAAGATTATTTAAATATACCCCCAACATACTATACTTTACATGATGATAAAGATGGGTGGGAAATAGTTACATATTATACTAATAGAAAATTAGGAATGTACAGTGGTAAAGAAGGTGAACAATATGTTTACATTTTATCCAATCCAGCAATGCCTAATATATTAAAAATAGGATATACAGAACTTACCCCCGAAAAAAGATCTGAGCAAGTAAGTAAACATACTGGTGTTCCTGTTCAGTATGAAGTAGAATATGCTTATAGATGTGTTGATGGGAAGAAAGTAGAGAAAGAGGTACATATTTATCTCCGAAAAAAACGATTAAGTACTAAGAGGGAACATTTTGCCATTGATTTAAAAGAAGCTATAGAAGTCATTGAAAAAATAGGTGGTAAATATGTTTAATAGTTATGTTGTAAAATTATATAATTATTAAGCCGATATGGAATTAAACAATATATTTGATCTATTAGTAGATTATCAAGATACTAATTATCAACACCCCCCCGAAGAGGATTTCCCATCATCTATTACTCATAAAATAGATATGTTCATTAAATTACTTAGAAATGGACATACATTTAAAGATTCAATAATATCATTTCTATCTAAAGCCGATGAAGATTTAGAACCAAATGATGTTAAACAAGCTGGTGAATTTTTAATATATAATAGAGGTTGGTTTTGGTTATGTTTATTTAAACCTAATAAACAATGGAAACTCGCTATATCTGATTATTCAAATAAAATCGAATTAATTAAATACCTTAATTTATCCATTAAGTATTTTGAATCTATTGAAGAATATGAAAAATGTGCTACTTTAAGTAAAATATTCAACATAGTAAAGGATTCCTTGGATTAGGTCCATCCTATCCGTATATTACATTAAATAAAAATAAGTTATGAATTTAACAGCAGAACAAATCCAAGATAATTGGAACGAATTACTAGGATATATAGAGACATATATTTCATCCCCACGCAAGGAAAAACTATTAGCGTTCTATGAGCAATACTCTGAGCGATTAGTATTAATGCCGGCCTCGCATAAGAAAGAATATCACAACGCATTCCCTGGAGGATACGTTGAACACGTTAATCGCGTTATAAGATGCGCTATAGATCAACACGATTTATGGGCTAAACATGGTGTTGATACTACTACTTATACTGTTGAGGAATTAGTATTTTCTGCACTAAATCACGATTTAGGTAAAATGGGAGATGAAGAACACGAATCATATATCCCCCAAACTGACCAATGGAGAAAAGATAAGTTAGGTGAAGATTACACTCATAACACTAAAATTGCATTCGCATCAGTCCCTGATCGTGGACTATTTTTACTCCAATCACATAATATCCAGTATTCATTTAATGAAATGATAACAATTCAGACACATGATGGTTTATACGATGAAGCTAATAAAAAATATTTAATGGGGTTTGGGGTAGAAACTAAACCAAGAACATCACTCCCATTTATAATACATCAAGCGGATTTAATGGCTGCTAGAATTGAATTTGAACGTGAGTGGTTACCTAAATTAAAACAGGAAAAAACACCAATCTCCAAAATCAAAACCACCCCAACCAATTCAAAAAAGGACCAAATTAGAAATAAAGCTTTAGGTTCAATTAAAAGTAATAATTTAAAAAATTTATTAGATAGTTTATGATAGTAATAATAAGCATATTATCTGTTTTAGTAGTAATTTTGGGATATACAACCCTAAATTTAATGAAAAAACAAGAAAAATCAGAAGACATATTAGTTGGGTATTTAGAATATTTAGATAAATTATCTAGAGTAATTGAAGTGTCTGATAAAAAAATTAAAGAACTTGATTATTTAGGTGCATTTGAAAGTGATGATGAAATTGGAATTATATTTAAAAATATAAAACAAATCCAAGATATTTTAAATGAATTTCAAATACGAAAATAAAATGGCTAAAAATAATAAAAAAAATTATTTCACTCAAGAAACCGAGGAAGCTATTATATTATATAATAATACTTCTGATCATACTATTAAAAGTAAAATATATGGAGAAAAAATTCATTATCCTTTCTTCAAACTTACCCAAAATATAATCCATACTTTTAAATTTTATCATACTGAAGTAGATGATTTAGAACATCTTCAACATGAAATAATAATATTTCTTTTAAGTAAGATACATTTATATAACCATAAACAAAATATCCAAGATAGGTTAGTTAAAATTATTACTAAAGAATTTTTTGAAGAATATGATAAAGATTTTATATCATATGCTGGAGATGTTGATAGAGTATCTCAACAACAAATAAATTTATTTTTAGAAGATTTAAATGTTTCTAAAGACTGTATG